ACTATCAGGATATCGCAATCAACGCCTGCATTTTGACTTGTAAATTTTATACATTTATTAGTCACTTCTGGAAAGCCGAACATCGGTACCACTGCGCATATCTTCATACGAATACCCACCAGTCGCTCCTTATCCCGGTATATGGTTCATACCGATTCTTCCTGTTTTCAATATAAAATAAACTGATATGGTAATGCACTCTGTCGCCGTACATCTCATCCACCGCACGCTTCACCGCCAACTCACCGTCATGTTCCTTATCTTCCCAATCATAATCATGTCCGCCGATGACCCCGCCCTTCTTTATCTTGGGAAGCCATGCCTTGATGTCATCACAGACAAAGGTATAAGAATGATTAGCGTCAATATAGACAAAATGCAGGGATTCCGACTCAAAGCGCTTTGCCGCCTCAACCGAGGGCTCAAGGATAAGGTGTATCTTCGGTTCATCCACGATATTGGCAATCGCATAACCTAACGCATCCCTCTGCACATCAGCCACCGGGAAATCCGAATAAGTCGGATAATAATCTACGCAGTACAACTTAGTAATCTCCGGCCACGCCGCAACTACCTCGCATGCATTCGCGCAGGTGCTTGAACCGACCTCAACTCCTATCACCGGAGTCTTACCGAAATGTTCCTTTGCTGTGCCGAACATCGGTCTTAATTCCGGATCTTCCATATCCGGCTGAATCGGAATGATCTGCGGCGGTTCCTTGTCTACTTTCTGAATATCAAATGCTGGTCCCTGCATATCTTCACATCCGTATTGCGTATCTTCTGTTCAACCTTAAATCCGATTGCCTCTGCTTCATCGCAGAATGAATCCATGTCCCACATGATGTAGTTCTCGCGTAACAGCCAATTCCCCCATTCATAAATATCTTCAAAATCAATAAAGAACGGGTCAGGCATAGCCACAAATAAAATACCATCCTCACTCAATAAATCATAATAAGCCTGCAACATGGTAAGTGGATAACGTTCATGTTCCAACATATGGTATGACCAGATAAGATTAAAAGATTCCCTGTCTTCTACTTCAAATCCCAATCTTTTCGCTTCTGATTTTGTCTTTGGGGCATTTCCAACTACTGAAATATGATTCTTCTTATACCCCTGATTCTTAATGAAACCTTTTTTTAAATAGTGCTGAAATACTTCCACTGATTCATTCTGGTGTTCATACCAGGGATCGATATTCTTCCAGTCGGTAAACCAGATATTCTTGCAGTTGCAGAACGAGTACCCACGGTCGGGAAAAACCTGGGGTTGCGCTTCATCATTCATCTTGAATATACCCTGCGATACCAGAATCTTTTCTTCTTTACAGAACGGGCACTTCTGTACGCTGCAGGGCGCTACCTTTGCAAATTTCTGCGCTATTGACATACGTTTCCTCTACCTTTTGCATGATTTTATCTTCGTCAAATGATGCCACGCACAACGGAACCCCATCTTTGCGCGTGCAGCCGTAATATGAAGTCGGGTTCTTATGGCACGGCGAACAGGGCGCATCGGACTGCACCCAATAAGCATTCTCGGCATACTTGATGTGATTGTCCCAACTGGCGGCAGTCAACAACTGCAACGTCGGCGTATTCCATAAATGCGAAACGCACACCAGGCCAGTCTCAGGGCTAATCACGAAATCAAAATACTTGGCCATAAGAGCCACTGTCCTAAAATTCCACTTTGCCACCTTGGATAAAATACGTTCGTCCTTGAATTCATCGCACAAGCAATCCTTATCCCCGGTAAGAACGATAAATGATTCCGGATACTTCGCCAGGATCTTACGGCAAATAGATTCCGCCGCCTGGAACCGCTTGTGCATTGACGAACCAGAAAGGCAAACCAGAATCAACCAATTGCAATTATATTTCATCTTGGTCTTCTTGATCCATACCCGCGCTTTATCGTGTTCCTCTTCAGGGTAATACAGTTCCCCGCGCGTGCCCAGGTAACAATCCGGCAGATTGCAGGATTCAGTCATCGCATCATAATAGTTGATCTTCCCACAACGCTCCCGGCGGTACTTGTTGTTGCGGTAGTAACGCTGGTCATCCTCGTTGCAGCAATAAGTCCGCTCGATAGTATAGATAAGATTGAAAACTACGTCATACCTATCCTCAATATCCTTCCAGCGGGTGATGATGGCATTCCTATCCTTTAATTCAGCCCGCATCACGCTGAGGTGATCGATATACGGATTGCGTTGCAAAATCTGGTATCCTCGAGTACTCGTCTCAAAATCCAACACGTCGACTTTATAATATTCCTTTATCAACCGTGGCAGATGAGACGCATGCAACACATCTCCATAACCACCCAATCTACAGATCATGCAGGTCTTCATAATTTATTGCGGGCTGATCCGCTCAACCCGCGAAGCGTGTTGGTCTAGTTGTCGCTTACATCAAAGATCTCTTCATACTCGATCATAGCAGTGATGAAACCTGCCGGATCTGCAGTACTTAGGCTGGAATACAGATAGATCACTGTACCGGCCGCGCAAGTCCCGTATGTAGCATCACAAGTGCCAGCAACCACTGTTCCGGCTGTCGGGTTTGTGACGAAGGACAACGTACCTAAAGCAAGTGTACCTTTCTTTAAGACCCATGTTGAGGTGCCACCGTTAGTGGTAGCATCGCAAACGATCTTCCATCTCTTAATGAGCATGGGAGAGACTGCCGTGAATACACCAGCTGCCAATACCATCGTATCAGCCGCCCTAGTACCCATGGAGACTCTCTGGAAAGACCACTCTTTCCTCGACCCATAAGAAGGATCGCTGTAAGTTCTACCAGTTCTAGACATTTAGCCCTCCTATGGTTATAACGAGGTGAGGTGAATCACTCTGACTTCACCATCATTCGTGTAATCCCAAGTGAGTTGGAACCCACCGAGATAGTACCAAGCCACTGCCTGGTCACGACCGAAATCCTTCGGAAGATCAATTCTGATATCCTCAGGAATAACGATCCCTTCTTTGACTCCATCCCCGCCACAGAATACCGCTTCACCGTACACACTGCCGGATCCAATAGTATTCTTGAGGATGTTTGTTTCCTCGATAAAACGACATCCGTAATACTGCCCGATTTCGCCGTTGAACAAAGGTTTCATTGTAGTCTGAATAGCCTTTGCTTCGAAGAAGTCATACAGGCCGCGGATTGAGTTTGTCGAGGCGATACAGATGTAGTTGTTACCATCGTATCTAGGAATGTTCAGGGTTTTCATCTTATCGATGATATCCCTGACGTTCTTATCTGACATGTTCCCCGTTGCTGTCGCCGTTGCCGTACCGCCGGTAGCAAACGTGGTCGTTGCGGTGTTAGTGACAGTTGCTTTATACACTGATGTCTTAAACTGAGTTGCAGCCGCACTGTCCAAAACCTTAGCCATATCGTTCCTGAGTGTCGTTTTAATGATATCGGGAACTTGCACATCAGCTAAAGTCTGGGCCTTCAAAGTCCATGGTATCGCGTTGCCATATTCCACAACGGTCAACGAACCCTGAAGGATGGTATAGTTTCTCTTCGGTATGGTGTCCGTTTCTGATAACGTACCGCCCGCAGTGGTGATGTTCGAAATCTTATTGAACAGCACCTTATCGCCTCTGTTCTTGCCGGCCGCCGGTTCAGCGTCAACGAATTGACGGAACTTCATGATCGGCTGAGCAGAATAACGAATCTGCTTGCTTAATACGTTGTTAGAAAGGTACCCGCCTAAAGAGTTTGTCATCCACAATTGTTGACCCATTTAGAGCATCCTCTCTTCTTGAAACTTTTTACGCTCTTCGATTACTTCCTCCAAGCGTTCAGCATCAGTCTGCGGCCTTCCCGGAGCCTTGCTTTCCTCTCCCGGTCCTCCGCCGACGATAGATTTCTTTCTTTTCTCCTTCTGGAGTTGCCGTTTAAGCAATTCCTTTTCGGAGTCTTTTCCTTTGCCGGCTTTCTTGCTCAGGATATAAGCCATCGCATCAGCGACCGCAAGTTTCTGACCCCCTACTTGGTGGTAATACGCAGCTTTCGTAGGATCATCCGACTGGTATAAGGCTAAGGCTACCTGATAAAGCAGGCTACTGGCGTCACGCAGACTCAGGTCTTTGTGGCTGCCGGCGTAAATCTCAGGAGTCTTGGGATCAATGTAGCGGTCATAAGTTGTGACCACACTGTTCCATTCGTCCTGGATCGCTTTTGCCTGTTTAAAAGTAACCTGCTTATCTTCTTCATACCGCTTGACTAAGGTGTCTTCCATCTTCTTGATACGGTAATCAAAGATATCCATGGCTAAGTTTCCGTCACCATCCTCCAGAGCCTTCTTCATCGCGGTGCGCAGTTGCGCATCGGTGTATTCTGGCTCCTTGCCTTCCTTGGTCGTTTTCTCTTGCTCTAATTTCGTCAGCCGCTCCTCAAGAAGTTTCTTCTCCCTGGTCAGATCATCGATCCGTTTCTGCACATGAGATTTACCCTCTTCGGTCTTTGGCTCGGCAAGTATTTCCTCCACCTCATCAACAGGTTCGGGTTCAGCACTTTCTGCCTCTCCAGGTTTTATCGCGTCAGCGATTTCCTCGGCTTCTGTGGAGACTTCACCAGCAGATTCTTTCTCGGCTTCTGCAGTAGCCTTCTCAGCGGATTCGGTGAATGGAGCATCCCCTTCCGGAAGATATTCTCCTTCAACAGGCGCCTCAGTGGCCTTTACATCAACTTTTGCTTCAGGCATATTGCCCTCCTTATCAGCGTTTAAGATGACGCAGAACTATCAGCGTTTTGAAGGTACTATCACAGGTGATAGCAACGCAGAACCTTTTGGTATGTAACAATTCCATCTATAACAATCGTTGCACGAATCATCCCTGTTTTCACAATCAAACTTCATGCAACAACTAACTTGCCTATTACCGGCGCCGGAGAAGGACGAAGACCTTTTATGCATATTGGCGATCTCGCCTGCAATCTCATTTTGTGCTGTCTCATCCTCTCCGAGCCGAACTTGGTTTAATAAAGAATCCACTAATCTACTCTTCGCCTCCTTGTTTCCGGTAGGCGCCGTGATGATCCTTTTTACCCGCCTGCGGACATCCTCATAGCGCATTCCTAACTTCAACTCGCTCATTTATGATGCCACTTCCTCGCGTTGAGGGCAAACTGCGCCCGCTTGCGCGCTAATTTATTATCAGAGGCTGCGGTCTTATTCAGCAGCGCCAAAGGAATAGTCTTCTTCTGCGAAATTCCCAGGGATTTATGCAACGCCCCTTTCTTCAGATTTAATTTCATCGGTGTTTTATAAGCCATTATTTCTTCCTCCTCTTACGCGACATTCCCGCCACATTCAATGCTATAGCTTCGGCTTGCTTCTGCGGTTTGCCAGCCGCCATTTCTGTTTCAATATTCGCACCAATATTCTTTTTCCCTTTTAGCAATGGCATCATCCCTCCAGATTGTAACGCGTATCTTCCATCGGCACGCGCGTCCCCTTATCGTAATTTGTCTTCAGCATCTTTAATTGCTCTTCTAGAAGCGGCAGTTGACGGATATGGTTGAAAGAGCGATTATAGAAATCTATCAGTGCCTGCTTGTAGCCAATATGGTATTCCCTGCGTTCGTCCGTGCGCGCGCGGTCAAGCCGGCCGTTGATATAAGCGTCCCCGATTTTCCCGCCCAAAACTTCCAGAATCATCTTCTCCAAAATCGGCCCGAGGATTTCCTGCCATCCGGGACTGTTCAGTGTCGTTTGGACTTTCTGGCAAATGGTGATATCGCGGCTGAGTTTTTTTTGTCGCTCATCAAACAGTACCTGCTGCTGCTCCGGCTGGTACGACATTCTGCCCTCCTGGTTGCGGTTGCGCACCCGTGTTCGGCGGTGTCAACCCATGCTTATCAATCAACTGCTTCGCGGCAAACTCCGCCGGATGCAATACTATTCCTGCCTGCGCGGCCATCTGGGCCTGACCATCTGGCGGTAAATCTTTAAACTGGATACTCTCCACTGGAGATTTCATAGTCTGCCCTTGCTTCATTGCCTGAGCTATCTGAGCTTTTATTTGCTGCAATTGTTGCTGCATCTGATTGATCTGCTCCGTAGCAATCTGCTTCGGGTCAGTGCAGAAAAGATCCGGGTCTTTCACGCCGTCCTTCTCCAACCAATCCTTCAATGCATTGTATCTATCCTCGGAGTTCACGATATCCGCCAAGGCTGGATTGAGAAGCACCTGCAGTCTCATCGCTGCCTTTTGGGTAAGCATCTGTTCATTAGATACTTCCAAATCTCCATTAGATTGGACATCCGCGGGAAAATTGAAGTCCTCACGCGTGATTTCCTGTCCTTCCACAAAAATCGAATCATCTAACCGCTCCTTGAGAATATAAAATATCTTCTGGTATACACGCGAAAGTGTATCATTCCAGGAGATAACTTCCATATTCAACGGACCAGAATTTTGTTGAATCCCAACATTAATTTCACCTAACGTCTTTCCTCCACCGGCATTCGTGGCATTGCGGAATAACTGATCACTCGCTGACCGATACTCTTCAGTATAGGCTTTTAAAATTTGCATTATCTCTGTAGAGTTGGGATCCGGTTTAGGATAATCATTGAGTTGTTTTATCTCGGTACCTAATTGTTTAACGGGAAGTTTCATCCCCGGAGTCATCCGAAGATGCATATCCATAATTTCGGAGGTATCCAACACTTCCCAGATCGGGGTGTTACTCATCTCATCACGGATGATCTTATTATTGATGCAACGTTCCATAATTTCTTGCATCGCGCGAATCATTTCCGGTTCACCACGAGCAGAATAATAACGACTGTCTTTTGTTTCATTATCATCCTTCTCATAGAACCAACCTTCGAACTCAAACGGGAAATCTATATCCTGCGCCAACGCGGTCTCCGGATCCATCACATCGGCGAAGAAAGTAAATACCTTACGGTAGAATGGGTCAGTATCTTTTTCGCGGTACCAACAGGAAATCATCTCCATGCGATAAAGATCAGTACGGGAAGTATTATCTGCAATCCCTTCATTGCGCGCCTTCTGATTCAGAAGCATATCCTCATTCCCCGGCGTCCAATACGGCACCGCATCCAATTCTTCCTTGTCTTTCTTAATAAAAATTTCATCAGCCATCAATTGCTCTACGATATGGCGGGGCAGATAGAATTCCTCGCGGATGCGCACCGCCTCGTTGATTTCCTGGGTATATGAAGGCACGGTGATTTTAGTCGGATCGACTATATCTACCATCGGCATAGACTTATATTCATTAATCTGAAACTCAATAATATCCTGGCCAGACTTGAACTGTTGATAGACGTCCTCAATAATCTTTTGATCTTCCGGATCCTCCGGATCCAGTGAATAACGATCAGCAAAGAACGCCACCAAATCCCCCTTCTTCATCTGTTTCAAATTTGCAACCATCGTAGGATCGTAATCAGATACATCCAGAACCTTGGATATTCTGCGCGTTTTAAACTTCTCATAGATCTTAAAAATACAATGGCCATACTGCTTACGATTGTCGGCGGCGAGCGTAAGTTTTCTAAACCAACTCATCTCCGGCGATCTCAGATACATATTCATTACCAACTCCGACTTCTGAGCCTTAGCCTTCAATTCCGGCGTCTCCTGAATTCCATCTTTAACACTCACCCGACACATCTTCTTCGGCGCCCACGCCGACAACACCAGGGTCGGCACAAACTTCTTAATCAATTTATCGGTTTCAGGAAGCGGAATATCGGGCGCACCGGCATAAGGAAAATCCGTATAGCGCTTCACGCCCAGACGTTGGTTCACCGCGATGATCATTTTATTACGCCAGTTCATTTTATCCTGGGCATCGATACCCATCTTGCTGCGAATATCCCGGATGAATTCTAAATATTCTTGGCTAAAATTCGGTTCAATAGATTTATCTTTCACACTTGCCTTAGGTTCATCTACCATAGATAATTACCTCATTATCTTGACCTACGTGATATGACCACCCGTAGGGGTTTGCAGTCGTTTCCCGCCCCAGGACGCCACTTTTATTCCTCCTGAAATCCTTCGCCGCATCACGAATATGTTTCGCCCCCCACAACCCCAGCACATACGCATCCGCCCGGTCCGGAGAACGTCCCAGCCTAACCTTCACTTCATCCTTCGGTTCCACCACCGTCTTCCCATTCGATCTATAATGATACTTAATCGATCCCAATTGCCGAATCAAAATCGGATCATTAATAATTGACACCGACCCTTTTTCAAACTGCTCCCGCGCGTACCACCAAATCTCACTCTTCAAATTTGCAAACTTATCATCCTGCACCGCTCGCTCTCCCCCATTCACCGGCATCACCCGCTCATCCATCTCCACCAATCTATCCGTCACGCCACCCCCCAGGGAGGCGTCATCGATCACCAAAATCTTTGCATTAAATTTTTTCCTAGCATTGACAATCCGACCAACAGTTTCCATTAAGGATTGTTTATTGGAAATTGACTGCTCGACGAGACAATTTCCGAGCAGATAATCAATCACTATCTCATCGTCACCGAAACGTGCAATGTCGGCGGAAACCACTTTCTTTTCTTCAACCTCTATCTCTCTATTAATTGCCATTCTAATCCACTCGCCCGGGATCACCATATCGCCACTCGCCAACTCATCCCACGACCCCTCAAGGAATCTCCGCACCCAGTCTTCTGGGTACGACTCCCGCAACTTCGCTTCATAATTGCCAGGCAAATAAGGATTGTCCCTCGGCAACGACGGCACAAAAATATAATCCGGCCCACCCTGCCTCATCACAAAATCATCCTTCAACCAACAATCCTGCGGATTCGACGCCAACAACCCAAAGAACGGCGGAAACCTTCCATCCGGCAGCCGGCGCCTGAGGCGGCTCTGAAAAAGCAGAAACGTCTCCTTCTCCACCTCGCACGCCTCATCAATCGCGAACCACCCCAACTCCATCGACTTCAACTTCGACACATTTTCCGCTTCACTCAACCCCAAATAAATAATTTCAGAACCATTAACCAAAGTAATAGTATGCTCCGCCAAATTATGACTCGCAATCAACTCCCCAGGGATTGATTCTTCCAGTATCTTGAGAGTGGAATTCTTAAAATCCTGTAAATGCCACCGACACATCACCCCCCTATTCCCGGGATACTGCATGGACAATTCCTTGGCCTCCTCGCAGAGCCATTTCGTTTTGCCACCCCCCATTGCCCCCCCAAAAAGTTTATAACGATTCGGTGCAGCATGGGCTTGGGATTGGGTCTTGGTAGGAATATAGGAACTAGAAAAATTCACGATACCTCCTGGGCACGATGGATTTTAATATGACAAGAACGACAGAGTGTCCTCAAATTACCAACATTATTATTAGCAAAAAGTCCGCGATCCACCAAATTTCTACCATTACCATCTATATGATGCACATCCAATTTCCCATTTTTACCACAAATCTCACAACTTCCCCCTACCACCCTATTTCTTAAATCACCATAACGTCTTATCTGATTCCTCAACCACCTCTTTTTATTTCGTTCCGGGTGGCTTTTTTGATAAAGACGAAAATCTAATTTTCTACATTCTTTACAGATAGATTTATTGTTAGGATAAAATTCTTCTTCATTACCACACCGGGCGCACCTCCTTTTAGGGGACCCAAAATTAATAACAGTTACGAATGTAGGGGTACTACCTTCTTTATTTATATGAGACTCATTTCGCGCGCGACCAGTATTATTTTTGTCCCGATCGGCATCGATCCTGGCCAGCGCTATGTATAAACGCTCACTAAGCATACAACGTCCTATAATATTTTTTATGTTAACATGCTATGTTGTGCTATCTATATGTACATCAACAACTTGTGTAACTTGAGATATAGTTACATCATCAGCATCGGAGGACAATTGTTGCAAGTCGTTATTTGTCAACTCCGGACGTGGTACATTACTGATGTAATTGATGACTGGATCTTTGGTGATTGCTAAGCTCATGTCTTTGGGTAAACAGGCAGAAGCAAACTTTATAAGTGTAGCAGTATCAACACCTTCCAAGTCTTTATCACTCGTAATCCGGCGCAACAGGATCCGGAAGAGCTTGTCACGTATAATTGGGAGTGTATTCTTAGCCCCTTTTGGTCTGCCGCCTTGTCGTCCCAGTGTATTTCCTGCACAAAATGCTGGGTTGCCCGGGAGCTCTTCACGCTTCATTTGCCAACTCCTAACCTAGAGGGACTTAGGTTTTTCATTTTACGTATCTTTACGCATTTTGACACATTTTTACGCATTTTTTTTCTCATAATCCATTGAGCGAGTAGGGATTAGCCCCAAAAATTGACTTTTGACGCATATTTTTCTCTATCTTACTTCCTACACATATATATATATTCTTCTTATTTCTCTATAAACTATCATAGCATGTGTCATATGTGCACATACGTAAAGTTTTATATAAATATATGTAAATGCTTGAGTTGTGTTTTACGCATTTTTGACACATCAGAATTAGCCTTAAAAATATATGTCAAATTGTGCTCCTTGACCCTAGACTGTTGATCTTACAGTAACGCCGGAGAAATTCTTTTTCATTCTTTTTCTTAATAATGTTCTGTTTCCGTAATATCCATTTTGGTATCATTCTCTCTCGTGCGTTTTTGGTAGCTAACTCTTTCTTCCAACTTGCTCGGGCGCGTAACTTTGCTAATTTGCTTTCTTCACTTTCCATATATCCTCCTATGCGGTTGGGCTAGCCGGCGCATAGGCACCGGCAGGAGAATGACTCCGTTCGCCTTGGTTGATTGGTGTAAAATAAGGACTATTCTCAAACCTAACATGGCAGCTGCCGTCCCGGGCCGAGTGGCAGGTGCGTTCGATGGCGTATGCGCTGATGGGGGCTTGAGTTTTTATCGGTAGGTTGCGGATGCAGGCGACGGCCTGGCAGCACTTGAATGGCTCGATGATATAGTCCTCCTGAAGTTGAAATACTAAGAAGAGTATGGAATATATTGGAGAGAATTACAAGGTGGGTGGAATTACGGTAGGCGCCGCATGATGATTTTCTCGACGACAGAACGTAGTTGGGCGGTTTGGTTTTCAGCGCGTTCGATGTGGCGCAAAAGTGTACCCAATTTTAGGTATTCTTTGTGGG